ATACCCTCAAAAAACAGATGGATCTATCTTCTATTTAAATGACTACAGCAATGCTAAGTTTAAGATTGCAGAGGTTCGTGGTGCTGCAGGTCTCGCTGATCAGATTTCAGGAAGTGCAATAATTTCAACAGATGGAACTCATGTTGTGTGTGCAATCACACCAGCAAATGGTGCAGAAATGGACCCATCAATTACCTATGTATATGACGTTCAAGTCTATGCACCAGGATCTGGCACCTATGATAAAATTTTTACACTTTTGACTGGATCAATATCAGTAACGGATGATGTTACGCAAGGTAATGGAAGTTAATGACAAATATTTTTGTATCTCCAGATGATGTTAAAGTTATTGGTGGAATCGCAAATGTTAATGTTGAAGTAGACTTTGGTCCACAAGGAGATAGAGGCAACCTGTTCCTTGTAGGATATGGAAACCCAAACACAATTTCACATTCCGTTACATTACAATTGCTTGACATATATATAAATGTACAGGCCACAGATGATGATTACTTGGTCGTGTATCAGTATCAAAATGCAAACGGAGTTGTTTCTTGGGTTGAGACGGCAAAACTAATGACAGACAAGTTTAGCACCAACAGAACAGTTAACTTTATCGATGGTCAAATTGACAATACGGAAGATCAACAGGTTGAGTTTAAAGTTTCAAATATAATACCAATGAGCCTAGTCAGTGGTCTTACAGCATCAGATTTTAATGTTCAGTGTACAATATCTAATGCAAATCCCGTCGCATCTTCTATTACTGTTTCAGATATTACTACTCAGGCTGGAACAGGAGATGTCATTCTTCCAGTATCAGTTAATGCAGTAGAATACTCTGGAGGTAACTGGGAACCTCTTTCAGGAAGAAAGACTATTCATTTTTTAATAAGTCTTGGATCAAAATATAACGGTGGTATAATCTAAGATGGTGATATGTTATGGCTGCTGAATATATTGATGACACGGAAACTGGCTCTGGGGTATACCCAACCAAGATTCCTGGCTATGAAGATGCAGCAGACATCCAGGAAGCCCTAAGACTTTATCATTATGGTACAACAGTAATTCCAGCAACAACATCAGAAATAAACACAAAGTCAGTTGCTGGTCATCTAAAGGCTTTATCTGATGTAGATGTGGCTAATGCTGCAACTGCTGCATCAGCAACTCAGACGGTAGCAAATAATCTTGCAACAGAAGTAACAAATAGAACCAATGCTGATATAAATCTTCAGACTCAAATCAACAACATTTCTTCAACATTGGCAGCCCAAGTTACACTAGAGGAAAAAACATCAAGTTTTACATTAGCAGTTTCTGACGCTGGGAAAATGCTTGGCCTTAATACTTCTGCAGGAATGTCATTAACAATTCCATCAAACTCTTCAGTTGAAATACCAGTTGGATATCAGTTTAATCTGATTGAGTTAGGTCTTGGAACAACAACATTTTCAGCAGGTTCAGGTGTTTTAGTAAATAGCAAGAATTCACAGATGTTTATTGACACAAGATATGGCAAAGCAACACTTTTAAAAATAGGAACAAATGAATGGGTTCTGTTTGGAGATATTTATGAAAACGTATCTACATCAACCTCTACCCCAACTCCTACACCAACAAGTACGTCAACACCTACACCTACAAGCACTTCTACACCAACACCAACTCCAACGGCGACACCTACAGTCACACCTACGCCGTTCTCTGTCTTTGCATTTACTCCAGACCCTGGACCAACACCAAGCCCAACTTCTACAGTAACTCCAACACCAACCCCTACATCAGTAACCTGTGGTGACTGTGAATCATATACCATTCAGGAATTAACTTGTAATGGAGAAGATTCATATTACGGTAATTACACAGGAACAAGAAAAACTTGCAGTGATGGATCATATGAAATTTGTACAGAGCCAACATTTACAGGATTTGGAGAACTCTATGAAGCAAATTCAGTTGCGTGTGGAGGAAGTGGTGGAACACCTACCCCAACTGCTACACCAACAGCAACACCAACGCCTACTTGCGTAGCAACATCTTATACAGAGAATAGAATATGCAATGGTGTGTCAACACCAGTAACGATCTATGTAGCAGCAGACTGTACTGAATCCTGGAACTGTCCAGGAACACCTACCCCTACACCAACTGCAACTCCTACACCAACTTGCGTTGCAACAAGTTACACTGAAAATAGAATTTGTAATGGAGCATCAACTCCAGTCACCATTTATGTAGCAGCGGACTGTAGTGAATCTTGGGACTGCCCAGGAACTCCTACTCCAACACCTACTCCAACCGCAACTCCAACTCCAACTTGTGTTGTAACAACTTACACAGAAAATAGAATGTGTAATGGTGTATCAACACCAGTTACTATTTCTGTTGCAGCAGATTGTAGCGAATCATGGAACTGTCCAGGAACACCAACACCAACTGCAACGCCTACTCCAACAGCAACTGCAACTCCTACACCTACAGCCACATGTCATCCAGACGAGGGAGACGCATGTGAAGGACCTGATGGATGTGCTGGAACAATAAACTGCGCTGGTTTATGTAGATGCCCTGATCCAGCGCCATTCTCAGTCTTTGGATTCTCTCCATTTGGAGTCTTTGGATTCTCTCCATTCTCACCAGGAACACCAGACCCAGATCCAGACCCAGATCCAGACCCAGATCCAGACCCAGATCCAGATCCAACACCATTTTCGTTTGCCCCTAACGACCCAGCATTTACTGCAGCATTCTAATATGCTTTTATGATATACTTTTTGTATGTCAGAAAATAAAAAAGATGCAAAGCCATGGGATGTTTTAAATCCTAACATAGTCTATTTAGATAAAGATAAATCTCTTGAAAGGTTTAATATTTGTAAGTCTTGTCCAGAATTTATCAAGTTTACTTCGCAATGCAAGAAATGCGGATGCTTTATGAAGTTAAAAACAACCATGCAACATGCGTCATGTCCAATTGGAAAATGGTAGAATGCAAAAAAGAGAAATTGCTCCAGGAATAGTAATCTATAGCAACCTAATTGAAAACAGTGAGTCTTTAGCAAAAGATATAGAAGAGGCAATAGACTCAAGCCACGGAAACCTAAAGTGGTCGCTATCTTACATTAATGTAGCAGGGGAAACAAAGCAAGACAAAGATATAAGAGATACATACTCTATATCAGTACCCTATGAAGGTAATGGTGCCGAAGGCATTAGGGGATACTTTAATGACTCATTAAGAGAAACATTTTTTAAAGCATTTGATGAAGTAGAACGAGACTATAGAAAAACATTTGGAATCAATTTTACAAAGCATGACGCATATCAGATTTTAAAATATGGTGTTGGTCAAAAATTTACAAATCATATTGATGATAGTGAGCAAAACCACAGAAGAATATCATCTATTTATTATATTAATGATAATTATGAGGGTGGAGAAATTGTCTTTCCAAGATTTGGAATAACCTATAAGCCTGCAGCAGGAGAAGCAATATATTTTCCATCAACATACGTGTATAATCATTCTGTAAAGCCAGTAATATCTGGAACCAGATATGCTGTTGTAAGTTGGATCAAGTAGAATAGAGAATAAAGATGTCAGACATGCTAGTTATAATTCCGTCAAGAAATAGGCCAGATAGTGTTGCAGAAGTAACTAAGTGCCTTCTTGAGCAGTCAGTAGATATTGATATTTGTTTTGGCCTAGATGATGATGACATATCTAATTACGAATATGTTCCTGGCATAATGTATGAAAGAAGCCCTAGACTTTTAATGAATAATACCAATAATATACTAGCAAACAAGTATGCTGATAAATATAAGTTCATATGTTTTTTAGGCGATGATGTAAGGCCACGAACATTTGGATGGGATAAAATGCTTTCAGAGCCATTACTTGAGCGTCCTGGAATTTCATATGCAAATGATCTAATACAAAAAGAGTTTCTTCCAACCCATGTTGTAATGTCTTCAGAAATAATTAAGACGCTTGGTTTTATGGCACCACCAATTTTAAAGCATTTATTTATGGATAACTTTTGGCTAGACCTTGGAAGGGCTACCAACTCTATTCATTACTTTGAAGATGTTGTGCTTGAGCATATGCACCCTATACTGGAAAAGTCTTCTGTTGATAAGGTATATTTAGATTCATGGGGACTTTATGATCATGATAAAGCAGCATATGAGAAATACAAGGAGTCAGACTTTTTAAAGGATGTAGAAAAGGTTATGGCAATGTATAGAACGTTTGACAACTCATAAGAAATGCTTGAGAAAATAATTGGATAAAATTTATGTATCTATTGCTTCTTACAGGGATAGAGAATTAATAGACACAGTTTATTCCCTTCTTCGCCGTGCAAAAAACCCAGAAAGAATTTTTGTTTCAATTTTTTCTCAAGATGAAATCCATCCAAAATTAGATAATATTTTTAAACTATTTAACGTCAAAGATTTTAACTATGAGAAAGTTCATTCTTCAAAAGCAAAGGGTGTAGGATATGCAAGATTAAAAACTCAGGAAAAACTTTCTTTAGACTTTAAGTATTATCTGCAGGTAGACTCTCATACAAGATTTATAGATAATTGGGATAACATTTTAATTTCAGATTACAAGGAGAGTTCAGAGTTTTGGAATATGCCAATAATATTTTCTTCATACCCAGTACCTTACACATATGACAAAAACGGTAACGAAGTAATCAAAGCCACAGATGAGGCAAATATAACAAATATACAAAAGGTAAATGGCGATGTACTATATAAGGTAGAGTACTCTTCAAAGATTATTGGTAGGCATGGAGAGGTGCATCCTCACTTCTGTGCTGGATTTGTGTTTTGTTTGTCTGAGTATATACTTAAAGTCCCTTATGATAAAGATATATATTTTACTGGAGAAGAACACACGATGTCTATTAGGTTTTTTTGTGAAGACATATCTATAATTGCTCCACCACGATCCTACGTTTACCATCACTATTATGGAGAAAGCACCAGGGATAAGCACTGGGAAGTACATCCAGAATGGGGTAAATATGAAAAGAATAGTTTTGAAAAAATCAAGTTATTTTTTATGTTTGATAAACTTGATGGTTATGGTATTTTAAGCAAAGAGAGATATGAGTTTTGGATAAAAGAGTTTCTTAAATAAAAAAGGCTGGAGGGCTATTTACATAGCCAACCAGCACAATTTTACTTTTTATTACTTAGGAAATTTGCTCATCCACATTCTGGTCTTTGGGGTTATACCCTTCCATGAAGACCAATCTTCTCCGCCATTTGTCATGTAGTATGCAATCTCTGCATTCTTGACGGGATTAAACAACTCAGCGTTAGACTCAAGATCAAACTTGGTTCTACGATCAGGACCAAGTGTATCAATCATATTAATTTGAAACATTCCATAAGACGAGTCTCCAGTCTTATGATTTCCGTTAAATGCCAATGGACGACCATTGGACTCTTTCTTTGCTACTGCCCATGCAACAACAAGGTCTTTGCCCTTGAAGCCAACAAGTGAAAGCAACTGCTTTAGTTCTAAATCTGTAAGAGAAGTCTTATTTTCAAAACTCTCTAACATTTTTGCCTTAGAAACCAAAAAAACCTCTTTCGAGGTGGTTTCCGATGACTGAGCCTGTTCCAGGCTAAGGTTGTTCTTAGTATCTAGTTCTGGTGCAGCATTAGCAGTATTAGAAAATACACTTACTAGTGCCACGATGCTGAGTGTGCTAATGATCTCTTTGTTTCTTTCGATAAATTTAATCATAGTTTCCTCCTTAGAAAACAATAACACCTTGGTAGGTGTCTACTGACAAGTATAACATAATTTTGAGCCAAAAGTCAAATCTGGGTGTATAATTATTTTATTATGAGCACATACGGAGAATCAACCCTACACATCAAATACCCACTTGAAACTGCTCCAGTAAATGTACATGGAGACTTTAAAAAATTAGCAGAATCCCTTGATGCAATATTGCCAGCATACGGAGTATCATATTTTCAAATTGAGGTAACAAATAATAGCGGTGCTGCAATAGGAGCAGGCGTACCTGTATATGCTACTGGCTACACAACAAAAACAACAATAGCAAAATCGCTTCCGTCTACTTCGTCTCCAATTCTTGGTTTATTAAAAACTAATGTTCAAAATGGTTCAGATGGAATTGTTGTTGTTGCTGGCGTTATGGATGGTCTGAATACATCTAGTTTTGCATCAGGAGATATCTTATATGTTGGATCTTCTGGAGGACTTACTAATGTTAGACCAGCAGGTGGTTCAGGTGCAATAGGAATTTGTGCATATGCACATAATGTTAATGGAATTGTAATTGTAGAAGCAAAAGGAAACGGTACCTGGGGAGCACTCAGAGACGGTTTAGCGTGATATAATAATATAATGGCAACTTTTAGAAATCAACCAACAGACTCTTACGCATTAGGCGCTGCCCCACCAGAAATTAAATGGACAGTTGTTCGTGGAGACTCAGCAGCATTTCGTGTCTATGTGACCAATGATGCAAGACAGCCACTTCTTCTTGAAGATTGGGAAGTTGACATGGATATTTACAGACCCTCAACTGATGATGTGGTTTTGAGTTTAACTCCACAGCCTATTGAGTTTCAAGATGAAGAAGGAAGTTTTACAGTTACTTTGACATCATCACAATCTCAACTTCTTGAGACAGGAGATATCTTCGATATACAACTCACAGAACTTCTATCAGAAGGCAGAGTTTGGACGGTAGCCAAAGGCTCAATGGTTATTGTTGAAGACATAACACAGTAATGCAAACAACTCATCAATTAGCACACGCACAAATAACAGAACTAGAATCAAGGTCTATCAGAATAGATCACATACAGCCAAAGGCAGCAGTTCTTGAGTTATTGCCTTTTAGAGTTAAGTTTACAAATGTAAGTGTCTTTGGATATTCAAAAACAAATCCTCCACCAATTCCGCTACAGGTTATTGGCTACAGCAACTATATTCTTTAATAATATTATTTAAAAATAGGGGTTATAATTACCACATGGCTAAAGTATCAATTCCAGCAGTTAAGAGTCTATTCCAAACTGGAGATAGACCAACTCAAGAAAACTACGAAGATTTAATCGATACCGCTTCTGCTCAAGCAACAGACTTGGGTTCAGCAGGTAATAATGAAAACACAATCACTGGTATTGAGAACGTAACTGTTGTTGATAACTTTGACGCTACAGTTTGGCGAATGGTCAAGTATATTGTTTCAATATCAAAGACCTCTGCAGGGGACAATAAGTTCTATGCAACCGAACTAACAATTCTTGTTGACGGTACAAATGTAAATGTCAGCGAGTACGGAACAATTGACAATGATGGGAATATTGGCACCATTAATGTCTCTCGCACTGGAAATACCGTGGCCTTAACAGTCACTCCAGACCCTGCGATCAAGCCAGTCACAGTTCGTTACGCACGAATTGGACTTAAGGCATAACTAAGGAGATATAAAAAATGGCAACAGTAAATAAAGATTTTAAAATTAAGAGTGGCCTCGTAGTTGAAGGTACAACAGGTACAATCAACGGATACAACATTCTTACAGAATCACAAGATTCACAAGACTTCATCATTGATATCATTGGTGGAGAAACACTCATCACATCTGTTGAGTCAACACAGTTGGAAGTTATTTCTGGCGAACTCAATGTAAAGTCTGGTGTATTTGATGCAGCAGGCGCAGCAGATGCTGCAGAAACAGCAGCAAACCTCTACACAGATGGAAGAGAAACAGCAATTACATCTGCATACCAGTCATACGCTGATACAGCAGAAACAGATGCAGTTTCAACTGCAAATTCTTACACAGATGGCCGTGAAACAGCGATTACATCTGCTTACCAATCTTATGCTGATACAGCAGAAGCAGACGCTAAGACATATGCAGATGGTCTTGCATCAAACTATGATCCAGCAGGTTCTGCTTCAACAGCACAGTCTAACGCAGAAGATTATGCAGATGCAAAGATTAGCGATGCAAATGGCACTGCTACAGATAAGGCTTGGTCAGCATACAAGACAAGCACAGAAATTGGACTTGCTCAAGCAGCAGCAGAATTACATGCAGACAATGCAATTGCTGCACTTGTAGATTCAGCACCAGCAACTCTTGATACACTTAACGAGTTGGCAGCAGCACTTCAGGATAACCCAGACATTATTGGTGATCTTCAGGATATTGCAGCAGGTAAGCAAGATACACTAACAGCAGGTGCAAACATTGACATTACAGGAGCAACAATTTCTGTAACTGGTCTTGCCTCAACAGATATCTCAGACTTCAACACTGCAGCACTTGCAGCAACAGCAGCAGCATACGATATGGTTGGCGCAGCCTCTGCAGCACAAGAAGCAGCAGAAGATTACGCAGATGGCCTTGCAATTAACTATGATGCAGCAGGTTCTGCTTCAACAGCACAGTCTAACGCAGAGACATTTGCAACAAATGCAATTAATGCACTTGACACAGATGACATTGAAGAAGGTGCAACAAACCTTTACTTCTTAGATTCTCGTGCAAAAGATTCAGCAGCAGCACTTTTGACTGGTGCAAATCTTGTCAACATCACAATTGATGGTACAGGTGCAGGACTTACTATTACCGCAGAAAACGGTGTAGCAGACTCTGATACTGATGATCTTGAAGAAGGTTCAACAAACCTTTACTTCTCAGATCAGAGAGCACAGGATGCACTTAATGGAACAACTCCAAACTTTGAAGCAGTCGAACTTGGAGAAATCTCTAAGAATGTTGCAGCAACTACAGCAGTTCCAGTAGCAGGTATTGCAACAGCATACTCATGGCTAAAGGCTAACTACCGTTCAGCAGAGTTTCTTGTAAAGGTTGCTTATGGCGATCACACAGAAATCTCAAAGGTACTTCTAACTCTTGCTGCAAATGACAATATTGCAATCACAGAGTACGGAATTGTTGGAACAAATGGTTCAGCATCATCAGTTTCAGCAGTAATTTCAGGCAACGATGTACAACTTCAGGTAACTACAGTTAATAACACTTCAACAGTTACAGTTGTTGGAACATTGCTTGCGTAATAAAAAATAAAAATAGTTGGAAGAAGGAGTAGTAAATGGCAACAGTCGAAAAAGACTTCAAGGTCAAGAATGGATTAGTCGTAACTAACGGCGGTACATTCGGAGATGCAGTAACAGTAGGAGCACCAACTCTTGCTGAGCATGCAGCAACTAAGGAGTATGTAGATTCTTTAACAGGATCAATGGCCGTTGGCTCTACTGCTCCTTCTTCACCAACAAACGGAACACAGTGGTTAGACACTCTAACAAATAGAGTTAATTTCTATTATGAAGGTTCTTGGTACACACAAGCAACTATTGATGATACAAATAATTTACCACAGCACATTCACGATACAGCAATCGATGGAACTGGCTTCATAGTATCTCAGTTCTACGACGGTGCAACTTTCAATAGCCCTCAAGGGGCAGGTTTGGATGCTGGTGGACCAAGTACAACAACTTGGACAATGGTATTCGATGGCGGTAGTGTAGTAGATAACTTCAATTAAAAACTGATGTTATAATAAGATAAGTTAATGGGCAGCACCCATAAAGGAGAATATAAATGGCAACAAGAATGCAACAGCGCAGAGGAACCGCAGCACAATGGACTGCAGCAAACCCAACTCTAGCAGCAGGTGAAATTGGTTTTGAAACCGACAACAATAGATTTAAGATTGGTGATGGTGTTACTGCATGGGGTTCTCTTGACTACTTTGCTAACTCAGCAGCCCTTTCTGCTTTAATTGACGGTGCACCAGACCTACTAAATACTTTGGGAGAATTGGCACAATCACTTGGTGATGACCCAGACTTCTTAGGAACAATGACTACAATGATTCAGGAAACTGGAACAGATCTTGCATCACACGAACAAGCACTAACAAATGTTCATGGTATTGCAGATACATCTCTTCTTGTTACAGTAGACATACTTTCAGCACACAATAATGAAACTGAAAATGTACATGGCATCGATAATACAGCAGAACTTGTTAATCAAACACAGTTGTCAACAGCAGTTGAAAACCACAATGATACAACAACAAATGTTCATGGAATCGCAAATACAGCGCTTCTTGCTACAGGGGCTGACATAGAAGATCATGCTGGTGTAACACTAAATGTTCATGGAATTGCTAACACAGCACTTCTTGCAACACAAGAATACGCAGATACTGCAGCATCAGATGCAGCAGATGCAGCAGTTATTACAGCAGGAACTGCAGCAGATGACAAGGTTTCAGCACACAGTCTTGACGAGACAAATGTACACGGTATTGCAGACACAGCAGCACTTGCTACAAAGACATACGCAGATACCGCAGTCACAACTGCCGTAGGAGCGCTCACAAAGTCTTCAGTAGGCCTTGCAAATGTAGACAATACGGCAGATGCAGATAAGCCAGTATCAACAGCAGTACAAACTGCTCTTGATCTAAAGGCACCAAAGGCAGATCCAACATTCACAGGAACTGTATCAGGTGTTACAAAGTCACATGTTGGTCTTGGAAATGTAGATAATACATCAGATGCAAACAAGCCAGTTTCAACTGCTACACAAACAGCACTTGATGCAAAGGCTTCACTTGCAGGAGCAACATTTACAGGTAACGTAGAGGTTGACGGAAACATGGTAGTAGACGGAGACTTTACAGTTAACGGAACTAACTTCTCAGCATCAGCAACATCCATTACAATCGAAGACAACATGCTTCAACTTGCTCACCAAAATGCAGCAAACACAGTAGACCTTGGTCTTGTAGTTGGATACAATGATGGAGCAGCAAAGCATGCAGGTCTTGTAAGAGACGTATCTGATGCTAAGTGGAAGTTGTTTAAGGGTGTAACAACAGAGCCTTCAACAACAGTAGACTTTACACAGGGATCACTTGATGACCTTAAGGTTGCAGCATTCGAAGCAACAACCGTAACAGCATCATCTGGAATCGTATTCTCAGACGGTACACAGACAAAGTTGGGAGTTCCATCTGTAACAACATTTGCAACAGCAATCTCATCATCTGCGACTCTTGCAGCAGGCGAGCAGGATAAGTTTGTTCCACTAACTGGAGCAGTCGAAATAACTCTTCCAGCAACAGGTTACTCAACTGGACAGTCAATTGACTTCTACCAGGCATCAGGCACTGGTGCAAAGTTCTTATCAACTAACGGCGTTGTTGGTACACCAGGTTTGAAGTTTAGAACTACAAACTCAGTTGTAACAGCAATGAAGACTTCAAGTGGATGGTTGGTCTTCGGAGACCTATCAGCATAATACAAAATTAAAGGAGAATAAAATATGTCAAAACAAGCAGGCAGAATGAGCCAGGGAGCAAATGACTTCTTGGCACCATATGCACCAACAATAGGAACAGCAACAGATGTAGGTACAGGTCGTGCCTACAACAATGGTGCAGCAACAGTAACATTTACTGCTTCTGGGCCAAATGCAGCAGATTCTTTTACAGCATACGCTGTTGAAGATCCAACAAAAACTGTCACTGGCGCATCTTCTCCTTTGACCGTAACTGGTCTTGCATCAGGAACAAATTACACCTTTAAGGTATACGGAACAAATGCTGCAGGTGGTAGAGGTGCTGACTCTTCAGCAACATCACAGATTACTGCAACAACAGTTCCAGCAGCACCAACAATTGGAATTGGAACAAATACACCATCTGGTCGTCCATATAATAATGGACTTGCATCTGTAACATTTACAGCAGGCGCCACAGGTGGAAAAGCAATTTCTGGTTACACAATGTTGTCATCTGGATCACAAACTGGTACTGGTGCAACAAGCCCAATCACAGTTGCTAACTTGCTGTCAGCAACGGCTTATACTTTTACAGTAAAGGCAACAAATGCAAATGGAGACTCAGCATATTCATCAGCATCTGCAGCAATAACAGTAACAACGGTACCAGCAACACCAAGCGCTCCAACAGCATCATCACCTTCAGCAGGAATCGACCGTGTTTCATGGTCTGCTCCAGCAAACGGAGGTTCTGCAATAACCAACTATTTCTGGGCATCTTCTGACGGAAAATCTGGAAACACAGGATCAACAACAGTTGATGTAGCGCAAGAGCAGGGAACTGCACAAACCTATACAGTTCGTGCAGACAATGCAAATGGTAATTCTGGAACATCTTCAGCATCTGGAAGCGTTACGACAACCTTCTCGTTTGTTCCGTTTTCAGTATTTGGTTTCTCTCCATTTGCAGTTTTCGGTTTCTCACCGTTCGGTGTATTCGGCTTCTCACCATTTGGATTCTCTCCGTTTGGTGTGTTCGGTTTCTCACCATTCGGTTTCTCACCATTCGGTTTCTCACCGTTTGGTGTATTCGGATTCTCGCCATTTGGTTTCTCACCATTTGCTCCAGGCGGTT